TGAGCAGAACGGTCAAGCTGGAGTTCAGGACTATTACCAAGGGCTAAGGGACGCCGCCGAGATTTACTTGGCAGATGCTGATTCGGCGGCGGGCGCGGAAGCCTACAACCTCATGATTGAATTAGGGATCAGCACCACTGACCTGATTAATGCCGGTGTAGGGGAAGCAGTCCTCGACAGGGTGTTTACCCTCACTGAAAACCCGACGATTGACACTTTTCCTCTTACCAACGCAGAATCCGCTTTTCTCAGGGACCCCGTATTATTGGGGGAGGCAGCGCGGCTTTCTGCTACAGGGGTGGACGGGGTTGCGTTTTTACAGCAACAGGCAAGGGATTATGTGGCTGGGATACTGGAAGGCGGCATTACGGAGGCAGAGCGGATCGAAATGCAGGGGATCGCCACGCAGCGTGGCCACACTGCACAGGACTTTGAAGAAGTCGGCGTGGATATAGGCATATTGTTTGAGGGAACTTATTGTCCTCCGGGCAGTGAACTGGAAGGACTTCCGATACCGACCGATGGAAACTGTAATCCTACGTCTGTTCCACAAATATGCCCTCCGGGGACCCAACTGGATGGGCAGCCGATGCCTCCAAGCGGGGACTGTAATCCTGAGAAGTTTCCTACTACTCAGGTATGTCCGGCAGGCAGTGAACTGGCAGGGCAGACTATAGCGATTGAGGCAAGCTGCGATCCCTCCACCGTAACACCGGGGCCCACGGTTTACGGCACAACCAAGGTCTGTCCGGCAGGCACTGCACGGGCGGGTCAGACGATACCGATTGCCGATGACTGCGATGCCTCCCTCCCCACCACTAAGGTATGCCCTCCGGGCACTAAACTGGCAAACCAGACAATAGGGATTGCCGATGACTGTGAGGGCCCCGGCATTTACCCGGAAGGAGAGCCTGCACTGGATACGACATTCAGGGAAAGTGCGCCTCGTACAGCAACAGCCATGCCGGGCCAGTTTGATTACACGCCTGCGGCCAAGCTTCTGCCTGCGACTGGTTCCGGCCTGAGCTGGATGCCGCCCAGTGTTACAAGTCGTCCGCGTTCCCTGTTAAGCCCCACAGCTATCCAGCAGTACGGAGGCATGACTCCAGCTTCCTCGCGCTTTGCCCAGAACAGAAGGGGCATGGATAGAGCAATTATGCAGGCTTTTCACACCGCTGATGTTTATGATCCGAATGCCATAAGGGATTTCCGGCAACGGGCCAGAGCAGGGCTTTTTTCAACCGATGATGGAGCCTTTAGCCCAGCCCAGTTTCAATCGGCATTTGATACCTATCTATCTCTCAGGCCCGCCACCAAAGTGTGCCCTGCGGGTACTGCACGGGAGGGCCAGACGATACCGATTGCCGATAACTGCGATGTCGCCGCTGGCACAGGAGGCCAGAGGCCTGATAGCTGGTGGGGCGAGGATTCTAAAACGCCTTGGGGGCCGTTTGGTGACTCCGAGCCGGGGGCGCGTGAAGGTGAAGGCGACTTCATCAGCCCCACGGATGGGGCCGGTACGGGATACTTCGGGCCGATTACGCCGGTTGATTTGAGATATGGGGTTCCCGGCCAGTTTTTCGCCAAGGGAGGCCCTGTAGGCATGTCGGCTAGGAACATGCTGGCGCAGTTCGCCAATGGCGGTTCTGTCTCTACGGTTACGGACCAAGAGCCACGGTCCACGGAACAACAAACCGAAAGCCAAGCTATGTTTGATAGACTTTTGACGGCGTATACTCGAACACCGTTCACGCCAGAAGGGCAACGAAGCATGTTTGGTAACGTGGTGGCGGGCGTGCCGGGAGCGCTTGGAAGCGTTTACAAATACGGCAAGGATGTAGTCACAGCGGATCATCCTTTATTGAAACTGGGGGTTGATCTTGCAATGTTACGACAGGGAGCAGCTGGATCAGCCAAAGAAGACCCACTAGGTTTTGCCTTAGATGTAGCCCCTGTAACAGGTCAGTGGCGGGCAAGAACGACCGCAGAGGAATACTCAAACCTTGCCAATGAAGCCCGTGAAAGGGGGGAGTTTAGCGAGGCGAACAGGCTAGAAAAACTTGTTGTTCTTGCGGCTTTCGGGATGCTACCCGGCGCAAGGTCATGGAAGGCTGGACTGCCAACTAAACCACCAACTAAACCCCCTACAAACGTCACCACCCGTGCTGTGGATGACCTGCCCGCTAGTGACTCTCGTCAACTGTTAGAAGAGCTTACGGGTGAAGGTCCAGCACAGGCACTAGAAGTCAGCACACCTAGAATAGTGCCAGAGGTTGAAATGTCCACTCCATCCAGCAGAATGCTGGACGACGTGGTTATAGCAGGCAGGGGCTTGGCCGCAGACACCTTGCGCCTACCAGCTGACATGTCGCCCGAGGAAGCGACAACCCGCAGAAATGCAGCCAGAAAAGCAGCATGGGGGGGGCGCGATATGCCAGAAACAGGGCGACCTGTGCACGCAGCTGACATGTCGCCTGAAGAATTTAGGAATATTACCCATAATATGTATGGTCACCAAGGGGACTTAAAAACCCCCCAAGAAATGGTTGCCCGTGCAAACCGAATAGGCCCTGAGTTTCAAGATGCTATAAGAAACATTACTGATCAACTGGGGCTAGTGAAATCCGAGACGTATGGTACTAAGGAACTGGATAGTTTACTAGATAAAATAGATCGAGGTTATAAACTTGACAGGGTTACAGACCCAATTAGAACAAGGATTTTGATCAATACAGCAGAAGAAGCAGACCAAGCGGCTCGAATGATTAGCGATATAATGCCAGTGCAGGACAGGGGATGGCAAAGAATAGGAGAAAGCGGGTATTTTGACAGAAAATTAAATGTTTTATACACCTCTCCTAGTGGTGAAAAACTAATTGGGGAAATACAGATAACCCTTCCTAGAATGAATGAGGCAGTTACGCCACCCAAGGGCAGGGGACATCGATTATACGAAGTAGAAAGAGAACTGATAAGAATATATGGAAGCGAAGACGCAATTCCCGATACTCACATACGTCGCTTTAACTGGGTGCGCCAAGAAATGAAGGACATGTATAGCGAGATAGAGGCTTCCACAGACCCCAACATTGTTGAATCGATTCTGCTCAAACCCGAGAAAGACTTAACTCCAATCATCCCAACCACCCGTGCCAGACCTCCTCCTGCAGAAAGTACCTCTGCTAGGGGGTCACTTTGACGGCCTTTCCAAAAAAGCACAGGGCTACTTAAAGCAGCTCCAAGTAGTTGATCCCACAGCTTCCATAAGACGGTCTTCAAGATGGGATGATTCTGCTCGCCGTAACATCCCCGGATGGGAAGCCACTATACACAATAAGACTCAATGGTTAGGAGACACATGGGAAGACGTAGATATTTGGTTTAACGAAGGAGGTTTTGGGGCAGCAGATGCTGACTTTAGAGTAGCCGAGACAAATAGAACGCTTGGTCTTCCCGAAGATGCCCAAACTGGGAGGTGGGTGGTTGAAGGTTACGATCCTCAAGGTTCGCCATTCACTATGGAAGAAGGCAGAGTAGCGGCAGAAAAAATAAAGAATAGGCACAGGCGTACAAACTACGATGAGCTGTTAAAGCAGGGGTATGATAAAGAGGCTGCAAGAGAGTTGATGGTGTCCCAAGCCCCTTCGGACGCAGCCCGTATGCTTGATGAAGTGGACTATGCAGCTAGAATGGCTGATGCTACAGAACGGGGATATAACAGAACTTTATACCACGGCACCCGCGCACCAGACGTGCATCAAATTGATTTTAATGAAGTCGACTTAGGACTTCATGTTGGAAGTCCAGAGCAGGCCACTAACCGGCTGAAAGACCTAGCTGATCCTACTGGACTTGGTAGGTCTGCCAATTATTCAGAGGGAGCAAACATATTGCCACTAAGGGTAAGAGCAAACAATCCGCTTGAATTAAAGGATGTGGGGAACTGGAGGGACTCACACCAAGTATTAGCTGCCCTAAAAGATAGCCCTGCTTTTGTAAAGAACGCTGATAAAATAGTAGACATGTTTGAAGAAGCAGACGAATTACTGATACAGCACGAAGAAATCTATAGCGGGCAGTTCAAGGGGTATAAGTGGTTTGAGTCTCCCGAGAACCGTCGGTTACTTGATGAAATACGCTCGACGATTCAAGATGAAGGGTATGATTCTGTTAAATATCTGAATGAAGTAGAAAATGTCTATGGCAACGAGGCCGCCCTTACCGCAACAGCACAAGAGTTAGTTAAAGGTAAAAGAAGCGCGCTTTCTGTAATTGAAAATCAAATAAGAAGCAGAATGCCGGAGGTGCCAGAACCTTCTGCTCCAGATTTAGATCAAATGTGGAGGTTTTTAAACGCCAAGATGGAGGATTATGCACTACCAGATGAATTACAGCAGATGTCAAAACTAAGAGACGAAATTAGTGCAATAAAAGATGCACCAGCCAGTCGAAATGATCCGTATTCTTACATTATTCTTGATTCCGCTGACGTAATTGGCGGTATAAGCCTTAATCCCCGCTTCCGTGACGGTGGTGCAGTAAAAAGAGCTAGGCTTTAGATAATGGTGGAAGTTTCCCTATATCACCAAATGTTCCCGTCCACTCAGGTAATGCTGGAAGGTCTTTCCCTATAACACCAAAGGTTGCTTCAAAAGTATTTTTATCAAGTTCGTCAGCAACTCTAAAAAGCTCAAGGATAGTTACGGGTTTAGTTTTAACCCATGTATTGTCGTCAACGTCTATGTAAAACCCAGAAGAATGGGTTTTACTTACCTTTCCAACAACGGCAGGAATATTTTCCCAATCAAAATAATGCGTGATGTCAAACATATTAAAGTCTCCTTTCTCTTACAGAGCCATTTTACTATAATTTGTCTTTTATAGCAAAACGCCTTATTTAGGACAAGACTATGCCTGTAGATAAAGTTGTAAACCTTGCCCCCAACGTCACTGTTATCGAAGAGACAGAGGAATTGCCGGAAATCGAAGTAGTTCTTGAAGGCGAGGAAATAGAAGAGGCAGCCCCGCCAAGACACGAGTCTGAATTCTATGTCAATCTTGCCGAAGACATGGAAGACACTGATCTTGCCCATATTTCAATAGATTTGTTGGCGTTTTATGAAGCCGATAAAAGCTCTCGGGGCGACTGGGAGCAGATGTACGCCACGGGCCTTGATCTGTTAGGCCTTAAAATTGAAGAACGAACCCGTCCTTTTCGTGGAGCAACGGGCGCAGTCCACCCAATGCTGACAGAAGCCATTGTCCAGTTCCAAGCGCAGGCATTCAAGGAGCTTATGCCTGCCGGCGGTCCGGTTCGGACCCAGACCATGGGCAAGGAAACGCTGGATAAGGTACAACAGGCGTCCCGTGTGCAGGATTTCATGAATTACCAGATAACTACGGTAATGAAGGAATACACGCCGGAGTTTGATCAGCTGCTTTTTTATACCGGGTATGGCGGTTCTACCTTCAAAAAGGTCTACTACGATCACTATTTAGGCCGGATGGTGAGCCGTCTGGTCCTTCCCGACGATTTATACATCCCCTATAACGGCTCAAGCGTCATGAGTGAGTGCCGACGCATCACTCACCGCATCACAATGGACTCAAATGAGTTTAAGAAACGTGTTTTTGCAGGGGAATACCGCGATATATCCCTTGATCCAGAGGGCTATGGGCCAGATTCCGACAAAATTGGCGCTGCAGTGGACCGTCTAGTTGGCATTGAAGCCACTGGCGAGCCTGAAGAGCTGTTTTTATTGGAATTTCAGGTCGATCTGGACGTTCCTGACTATGAAGACACGGACGAAAAGGGCAATCCGACTGGAATCAAGCTGCCCTATGTGGTCACTTTGGATGAGAACAGCGGCCAAGTGGTTAAAATATGCAGAAATTGGGAGGAAGACGATGAATTAAAGCGTCGGCTCGAATATTTTGTGCATTATGTGCTTGTAGAAGGGCCGGGAGCCTATGGTCTGGGCTTTGTACACCTGATTGGGGGCCTTTCCAAGACGGCGACGGCTGCTTTACGTCAACTTATTGACGCAGGCACGTTATCCAACCTTCCTGCAGGCTTTAAGGCGAAAGGGGCACGCATTGCAGCGGATGATAACCCGATTCAGCCGGGTGAATGGCGGGATATGGACGCCGGGGGCGCTGAATTAAGCAGTTCTTTGCTGCCATTGCCTTATAAAGAGCCAAGTCAGACGCTTTTTGCGCTTTTAGGCTTTACCGTAGAGGCAGGCCAGCGGCTTG